GATTACTGGAAGGCGGTGCAGGAGACGACCATCGCGGCGGGGATGGCGAGCAGGGCGTCGACCATCCCGTCGCTAAGGCTGCGGGACTGGACGAGGACGACGTGCCCCGGTTTGGCATCCGGGGCGAGGAACCCGACGGAGTGCACAACGCACGGCTCGTGATCGAACGAGTCGAGGTTCGTCCAGCCGTCCTGCGTGTGCGCGTCGTGCCAGACGACGAGCACCGCGACCATCGGCCTGGGTGTCTCACCCATGCGCGTCCGGGTCGTCGGTGTGCCTGCGCATCGCGTCGGCGACGTCGTCGACTGACGACTCGATCTCGTCGAGATGGTCGTCGAGACGCTCCAGGGCGTCGGCGACGTAGTCGTGGTCGCGGGCGTTCTCCTTGCGGGCGCGTTCGATCAGCGCCGCTGGTACTCCGGCGACGACGACCCCGAGCAGGGCGATGAGCGCGACGACGATCTCGGTGCTCACGTCTCGACCTCTTCGTCGTCGGTGTCGTCCGGCAACGTCACGCCTTCCGGGAGGTCGTCGCCGAGCACGTAGCGGATGTGCCACGGCTCGGACTGCACCTCCCATGACCAGCCGAAACGGGCATGGTTGCCGAGCAGCCAGTCGAGCCTGTCACCTTCGCCGACTCCCCAGACGTCGACGGCAAGACCCCATCCGTGGTTCGAGGTGCCTGGTGCCGCCAGCGGCGCGTACCCCGGCTTGAGCCACCAGACGGCCTGGTTGTAGTTACGCATCGGACGACCTTCGAGTTTCGTGGTGGTGTACCGCTGGAAGAAGACGGAGCGTTGGACGGTGACCGGACGGTAGGCGTCCATCGCCGACGTCGGCTTCAGGATGACGCCGTCTTTCTTGGCGGCTTGTTTCATCGCCGTCCACGACGCAGCAGCCGTCTTGTACAGCCAGCCGTACGGCTTGATGCGCACCAGCAGCTCGAGCGGTAGGTCGCCGTTCTGATGCTTCTTCAGGATCGGCGGGACGCGGAGTCTCTCAACGGGTAGAGCCACGACCGAACGCTCCGTCCTTCGGGTTCGCCCAACGGATGAGCGGTGGCAGGAGCGCGGCGACCGCCGCCTTCCCAATGTCGTCGGGTGCGTAGTTGCCGGTGGCGACGACGGCGAGCACCGCTGCGAGGGCTGAGCGCAGGTAGGAGGCGAGCGCGGCTTTCTGTTGCGGCGTGAGGCTAGGCATCTGTTGCTCCCGGTGTCGTGAACTTCTCGCCGTCCCAGAGGTCGCCGATGCCTGCGTACTTGCCGCGAGACTTCCCTTCGACCGGGTTGTTGTTGTAAGACGTCTGCACCCATTCACCGGTCAGGCCGAGCGAGGCGATGAATGCTTGCCCGGTGGCTTCGTCGGGTGCGTCGTCGTTGCCGACGACGATCACTTCGCGGACGATGCCGTTCTCGATGCGTGCGAAGTGTGCCATTATGCGACCGTGATGCTTCCTGACGAGGTGAAGTCTAGGAAGGTGAACGAGCCGGTGGTGCCCGTCGCCGGTGAGCCGGTGGTGGTAATCGTCAGTCCCGATGCGGCGGTGGTGAGGAAGCGGATGATGACGCGACCCGACCCGCCGTTAGCCGCCGGGGTCGCAGCGTTGCAGCCTCCTCCGCCGCCTCCTTGATTCAGGGCTGCGTTAGTGGGGTTGGTGTCTTGTGTTCCGGCGCTGGCGGATGCACCGCCTGCTGCGCCACCACTGCCGCCGCTCGTCCCGCCGCCGCCGCCAGCGGAATAGTTGCGGGATACTCCGTCGTAGTCGCTGTTGGTGAGGCCTGCGCCGCCCGCGCCGCCGTTTCCGCTTGAGGCGTTGCTTCCGGCGGCAGATTTGCCGCCGCCACCGCCGCCTGCATTACTAACACCGCTGCCGCCGTTGCTGCCTTCACCGCTCACACCCGCACCACCAGGCGGATTGGAACTTTTACCAGCTCCTCCACCACCGGAGCCACCGACTGACCCCGAAAGCCCGTCTCCGCCGCCGCCGCCACCGCCGCCGTTTGCTGACGAGATGAAACTTGACGCGGTGCCGTTCTTACCTCGACGCTGACCGACCGCATTGCTGCCACCGGCACCGCCAGCGCCGACCGTGACCGTGTAGGTCGTCTTGCCGATGATTCCCGAACCTGTGACCAGCCCGCCGCCGCCGCCACCGCCGCCCGGGTCGCCTCCAGCGTCGTTCTTGGCACCGCCGCCGCCGCCACCGACCACCAGAAACTCGACGGCGAGAGTGCTTACACCTCCTGCGGGAAAAAAGATGAAACTGCTCGCCGACAGAGCGAGTAGCGTGCCGCCTCCGTATTGCGAGAGTGCTAATGACCCGGACACGTTGATGCTGACGCCGGCTCCGGCAGTGATGGTCGACGTGCCCGCACCTTTGTTTACGATCTTCACGATTTGCCCCGCCGTAAAGATCGACGTGTTGACGGTGATCGTCGTGGCGGTCGCCGAGTTCATGATGACGTAGTCGCCTGCGTCGGCGGCGGTCAGGGTGTGCGACGCCGTCTTGTCGTTGATGACGAGTTCGGTGATCGCATTCATCTGTGCCGCTGTGAGCACCTGCCCGGCGGTGAACGGGAACGGGGTCGTCATAGGAGTCCGAGCCTACCTCACGTCAGCACGTTGCTTGAGTCCAACACGCCGAGGGTCGCCGAGTCGAGGACGAGGGCGAACACGATGTCGGTCGGCGACGTGTAGAAGGTGACGGTCTCGCCGCGCAGGTCGATCCGGTGCCGGATGCCTTCGACGGCCAGCTCCTCGACGACGGTGAGCGGTGTGCCGGTGGTGAAGGTGCGGGTGACTTCGATCGTGTCGCCGATCTCGGCGGCGGCGACCGCGTTCTTCTGGGCGGTCGTCAACGCGCCGAAGAACGTCTCGACACCCGAGAAGCGGGGGTCGGGTTCGCCGGAGAGCAGGTAGTCGGCGAGGGTCAGGGCTTGTGCGTCGCTGGAGAGGAGGCTGTCGGTGATCGTCTCGGCTTGCGTGAAGTAGAGGGCGATCGACGCCGAGTCGGTGGCGGTCTGCGCGGTGCCGCCGGTGCGTTGCACGGTGACCCGGTTGAGGACGGTGTCGACGGAGAACTCGACGTACACCTCCCGGTAGGGGACGCCTGTGCCGTCGTCGGCGAACTCGACGACCGGCGCCGAGAGCGTGTTGCCGATGCGCGGCTCGAACACGAGGTCGCCGTCGGACGGGCGCAGGAAGATGCGTCCCCGTTCGGCTGAGTCGATCTTGCGGAGGTAGTCGAGCGCGTTCGTGCCTTCGCTGATCGGGTAGGCGCCGAGGGTCGTCGTACCTGTGCCGATGTCGCGCAGCGCGCCGTAGGCGACTTCGGGCCGGTCGAGGATCGCCGAGAGACGTGCCGATGACGACTGTTCGGTCGGGGTGAACGCGGCGAGCGGCGTGTTGGCGAGGATGAACAGGTCGTCGGCGGCGATGATCGTGACGAGCGGGATGCGTTTCGGGCCGACGTAGTCGTACTCGAATGAGACGACCCGCCCGGCGAAGATGGTCGTGGCGTTGCGGGTGACGCGTATCTGGCGTAGCGGGGAGAGGCCGGGGGTGTCGTCGAACTCGTCCCAGTAGACGGAGTCTTCGTTGTACGGGTCGAACGCGCGGGTCGTGTCCTGGGCGATGATCGTGCACCGTCCGGGGGCCAGCGAGTCGAGGACGCTGCGTTTGCCCCGGAAGAAGTCGACGGACTGCACCGTGATCTCCGCGAACTGGTCGACGCCGTCCAGCACGAACGTCGTGCCGTCGAGGAGGCCTTGCTGCGCGTCGTCGAGCGTGAACCCGTCGCCGAACCCGACGTCCAGCTCGACCGTCAGCGTGCCGCCGGTGACGATGTTCGACGGCATGGCCTACGCCGCGATCGTGACGTCGATCGGCCCGTTGACGAGGTTGTATTGTTGCAGGGCGTCGACGATGAGGTTCGGCAGGTTCGCGTCCGCCGACACGGTGTTGATCGTGATCGAAATGCCGCCCGTCATCCCGTCGAGGAGTGCCTCGTTGCCCGGTGCGGCCCCGAACCCGGCGCCACCGCCGAACCCTTCAGGGGTGCCGCCGATGATCGGCACCTGTCCCTCCGTGTCGACCGGCAGGATCGCAACCCTGCCGCCGCCTCGTCCTTTGCCTCCGCCTCCGGCGACTGGGGTCGTCACGGTCGGCACGATCGGCACGACTCCGGTCGGTGCGGGGACGTTCGGGAAGTCGGGGTCGAAGCGTCCGGCGCTCGGCGCGGTGTTCGGCGTTGAGGGTGCGTCGGGTGCCGAACCGAACGACGGCAACGAGAACGAGACGTTACCGAGCGGCTTGATGTTGACGCCTGGCAGGAGGTTCAGGGCGCGGATCGCGAAGTTGACGCCGTCGATGATCGTGTTGACCATCCCCTCGAACGCGTTGACGACGAACCCGGCGACCTTGAGGAGGAACTTGCCCATCGAGGCGAACGCGTCCATCAGCGAGAACACGACGTCGATCACCGGGCCGATGGCCTTGCTCACGACGGTGAACGCGAACCCGAGTTGTGCGATCAGCACCGGGACGACGTACCTCATGGCGAAGTCGGCGAGTTGCTTGAGGAAGCCGATGATGTTGTCGATCTTGTCGCGGTTCTCCTCGATTTTCTGGGAGACGACGGCGAACACGGCGCTGAGTTTCTGGAAGACGACGATGGCGACGTCGCGGATCACCGGGACGAGACGTTCCCCGATGAACTCGGCGACCTGTTGGATGAACGGGATGAGTCGGTCGCGAAGGACTGGGACGACTTGCTCGGCGATGAAGTCGGCGATCCTTTGGAAGATGGCGGCGAGTTTCGGGCCGTAGTTCTCGATGATTCTCTGGAACGAGGGGACGACTTCGTTGACGATGAACTCGGCGATCCTGGAGAGCACCGGCAGGACGTAGTAGCCGATCTGCTCGACGAGTTCCGACATGAACACTTTGAGCCGGGTGATCTGCCCGGAGAACGTGTTCGCGGCGGCGGTCGCGCTCCCGGCGTACGTCTCGGAGAGGACGCCGATGACGTCGTTCATGTCGGCGCCGTCCTTGATCAGGGCCGCCATCTCGGGCGACAATTGCTTGAGGGCTTTCGTGTTGCCCTGGAAGCCTTTGGCGAGGGCGTCGGCGACGCTGGTGGCGTCCATCTGCAACGCAGTCGAGATGTCCATCACGAGGTTCATGTTCTCCATCGACGTGTCGATGTCGCGGGTGCCGCGCGCGAGGGCCTCGAACGCGGGCCGCAGTTTGTCGTCGGCGATGCCGGTGGCGAGACTCATCTTGCCGATCTGCTCGTCGACGCTCTTGACCATCGCGTCGGTCGCCCCGGTCGTGTTCTGCAGCGTGACCCGCAACTGCTCGAACGATTTCTGGTCGTCGGCGGCGGCTTTCGCGGCGAACCCGATCCCGGCGGCGACCGCCCCGAACCCGGCGGCGGCGACCGCGCCGATCTTGGTGAACGACGAACCGAGACGCCCCATCAGGCCGTCGGTCTCCTCGACCGACTTCTTGAGCGGGGCGGCGTTGCCGACGATGGAGACGGAGATCAGCGCCATCTACGAGACCCGCTTGTCGTCGAGGTCGTGCTTCTTGATCAGGTCGTCGACGAGTTTCTCGTAGCGTTCCTTGATCTCGTCGCGGCGCCTGTCGACCGCGTCGTAGATGAACGGCTGCGGCTGGATGCGGCGCGCCGCCCATCCGAAGTGGATCGGCCCGGCGTACTTGACGGCGCCGCCGCCCGCCTTGACGCGCGCCGACTTCTTGGTGGCGGCGT